TGTAGGGCAAGTAACGAAATACGCAGAGGTTGAATTAAAAGTTGTTCCGGTTAAAACTAAATGGCAGATTGATGCTGAAGAACGAATGAAAAGAAATAAATAGTTTATGAGGATATTAGTTGGGTGTGAGGAAAGCCAAGCCGTAACAATTGAGTTACGCAAATTAGGTCACGAAGCATATAGTTGTGATATTCAAGATTGTTCGGGAGGACACCCTGAATGGCATTATTAACAAGATATTTTTGAAGTTATTGATATGGGATGGGATATGATGATTGCACACCCACCTTGTACATACTTATCGGTTGCAGGTGCTTGGGCGATGTATAATAAAGATGGGAGCATAAATGAAGTGCGAATGAAGAACCAAAATGACGCTTTGTATTTTGTAAGGAGATTAATGGATGCACCAATAAAACATATTGCAATTGAAAACCCTGTAAGTGTAATTAGTAGCCAAATTAGAAAACCCGACCAAATTGTGCATCCATATCATTTTGGAGAGAAAGCGAGTAAAAGCACTTGTTTATGGTTGAAAAACTTACCAAAACTAAAACATACAAACGTGGTTGAAAAAGGTGAGTTTAAGGAGTGGGTGGATAAAAAAACTGGCAAAACAAAACGACAAGCTACTTGGATTTATGATTGCTTACAACAAGCAAAATCGCCCGAACATTTAAGAACTTTACGAAGCAAAACATTTCCAGGAATAGCAAAAGCTATGGCAGAACAATGGGGATTATTAACGACAACAAATATTTGAAAATGAGCAACAAAGTACATAAAACCTCCACATTGCAGAGGATATTGAGAGTTATGGAGTATTTAGGTCGTCGTGGGGCGAATTCTGAAAGAGTGAACAGTGTTTATAGGGAGATAATCAAGCAAAAATTGAAGTTGTGACAGTAATTTACATGGCTGACACGCTTTATTTAATGGGGGATGAAATGGCTAATTCGCTAATCCCGAAAGGTATCGTTAAGGAAACGGAAGCTAAAGTTAAATATTTAGTGATTGATTATGAAAATTAAAAAATAAGGGGTGTGCAAAACCTTGAATGTAGTTACAAGTCTAATATAATTCAAAACTTGTGGGATGCAGTATCGTTATATCCGAATCGTGAAAGCGAATATGTGAAATTCATAGACTTAGGAAATGCAGATTCGAATTCTGCCTGCATATCGAAATTGTTCATTGACGTATTATGAGTTTTTACAAGACGGGAGTTCGAATCTCCCCATCTCCACAAAACGTGCCGTGTAGCGTGTTTGGTTTGGTCAGCCGATATACAAATGACCATATTTGGGGGTGACTGGATTTGATTGTGATGCACGAGTTTTACCGAGAGCTTTTTTACAAATAACTGCAAAAGTTATACAACTTAACCGCACTCCATTAAGAATGGCAGCGTAGTTACGAAACTTGGGGGAGCGTCAATCCCCCTTATTTTAAAAATAAATGGCAAAACAAAATTACACACCTGATTTAATCCCTGCAAGTACGATTATGGAAGTGGTCAAATTCAAAAGAGATACAGGAGAATACGTAGGAATGAAACTGATGCAGCATAGTGAGTTTAAAAATATGGTGAAGCAATCGGGGTTCAGGTATCAAGAGTTTCAAAAAGGATTTAGTCAGTATCATTTAAAAGATAAGTTATGAGAATAATAGTGGTGTTTGTCATTTTAGGGGTCGTGGAGTTTATATGGCATCCAAGATTTGATGTTACACGAGAGGGCGATTGGATTTTGTGGTACGGAAATAAAAACAGAAAATATTTTAAATTTTAAAAAAAAAATAATATGAGCTTAGAATTAGAAGGAAAAATTTACCGAATTGACGAAACAGTACAAGTGTCGGACACGTTCTCAAAAAGAGATTTTATTGTCGAAACCGACCAAGAGTACAAGCAGTATATTTTATTGCAAATGGTAAAAGATAAATATAGTGTTTTAGATGGCTACAAAAAAGGTGATGTAGTAAAAGTGTCATATAATTTACAAGGGAGATTATGGAGTAATCCTATGGGGGATGAAAAATGCTTTAATACCCTACAAGCGTGGTTAATCGCAAAACAAGACACATCGAAACAAAGTCCTGCTCCTAATACTGCTACTACTCAAACTAATCCACAACAAGCAGGAGTAGAAAACGAGCCTGATGACATGCCATTTTGATGTAAAAATACAACCCCACCACGAGATAAAGAATCTTTGCCTGTCTGCAAGGTAGCTATGAACGAAGCGTGAGTCAAAAGATGGTCGGAAGTGGGATAATTTTCATAACATCTAATTCGTTCTATGACTGACTCCGATAATTCGGAAAATAGGGAGGTGGCGGAAATGGAAGACGCTAAGACTTCTCGTGAGTTGGATCAAACGAGAACTAAATAATAGCCAACGTGTAGGTTCGATTCCTACCTTCCCTACAAAATAAAAAATATAAAAAATGTCAGATTTCAAGAAGATAATAAAATACAGCGAGGTTTCCAAAATAATGACAGGTGGGCGAAATACCATTAGAGTAAATCGCCCCAATGTAAGTCATTCAAAAGCGTTGGAAGAGCTTTATGATTTCTTGGAGGGATGGGTAGAGAGAAATTCGTTGGTGAAAGAGAATATTATAACGATTAAAACCAAATAAATGAAAAAATCACGATTCAAATTAGACCAAAGCGAGGGATTTGTACTCGGAATAGCGATTGATCGAAAAGAGATTCAATTTGGTCTTACTATGTGGATTTTAACCATAAGATTTAGAAAGTAATGGGAGTAAATATCAAAACAAAAGTTGTTCATTCCCAATCAAAATCTGCTTGGAATGTGGTCGGGATAAGTATTCCTGGAAAATTTAAAATTGCAAGAGTACCTTATGAGTTTTGTGGAAGCGACATTATTAACGAAAGAGAACGAAAAGAGGCATTCGAACACGCAACTTTTATAAGCGATTGCTTCAACGATAAATTCAAACAAAACTCTAATGGGTAGAAATAAAACCGCCAAAGAGAAAAGGGATAGGCAAACAACTATCATTTTTTGCAAGGAACACAAGATTTATGAGATTGTAGCGGTGCTAACTCCACACAGTAATCATGTATTGTGGGACAAAACAAAATACGAGTGGAGCCTCGAAAATTGGATGGAATATTTCGAACTAAAACAACAACACGAACAAATTTTAAAGCAATTAGAATGATAACAAATACTGAATTAAGAAATGGGAATATTTTATTTATTCATGGAATTAATAGAGTCGTTTATGTTTCTGCAATATTTAATACTCATTTTAGATGCAATGATAAAGATGGTGTTCAATTTGAAGAAAGCATAAGGACTAATTACCAACCTATCCCACTAACAGAAGATATACTGTTGAAGTGTGGGTTTCACGCTGATAATTATGGTGTTTTTGAAAAGATAAAAAACAATGCGCCTTATGTTAGTGGATGTGAAATAGAAGTTTGGATAAAGCAATGCGAACACAAAGCAGAAAAAGTTTGGGATTATTCTATTGGAAAATCATTTGGAAACACAACACATATATCATTTATAAAATACCTACACCAACTACAAAACTTATATTTCGCACTAACAGGCGAAGAACTTCAAATAAATAAATTATGATTTCAAAGGAAATATTTTGCCGAATAATCGAAAACCTACGCCAACAATACCTTTTTAACAAAAGAAACGGAGAGGCTATTCAGGAAATGTTTGGGGTAAAAAGCCAATGTAGCTACAACGACAATTTGCTTGTACGCTCAATAATGGATTTACTGCAAATCTATTTCCCTAAAGTAGATGGATTTTGTCGAATAGAGTTTTACTGTGATTGTTTAGAGTTTGGGCGAACCACAGAAAACAGCGATGAAACTACTGCGGAGGAATTGTATGAAACTTTAATTAATGATTTAAAATCTTAAATATGAATTCACAACAGAAATTTGCGGAAAATGGAGATATTATACCCGAATGGTTAATAGGAAGTGAACGTACAGATTCCAAAATGCCAACATTAAACGAATATCTTAGAAATCATAAAGGGATTCTACAAGATTACGATGCAAAACCCGCCCACTACAATAACGAAAAAGGCTCTATTTATAAATTCTGCAATGACCAAGAACTAAACCCTTGGGAATTTGACATCATAAAAAGAATTGTTCGATGCAGAAAAAAAGGGCAGTTCAAAGAAGATTTAGAGAAAACAAAAATGGCGATTGACTTATACTTAACTGAATATAATGGCCGATAAACCTAAAAGAAGGACAAACAAGGGGAAAATTCGTTATCCAGGGATGAAGAGGCAACCCGTTCACGGAAACACGGGCAAGAAACGACCTTATAAACCACTTACAACCTACCAAGGAAAAGTAAAAACGGGTCAAAGTGAATGGAAAAAGAGAACTAATGCGGAGTTTCTGAAAGTTCGTGAGGGAGAAACATTGGAGCAATGGAGAAAAAGAACGATTCACCGTCGTGTGCGTGATGTAGATGAAGTAATGGAGTTGAAGTTGACAAATCCCCTACGGATCAATTTGCGTAACCGAGAGCGAAATAAAATAGCCCTACGAAACAAATTTATTCGGGTTCAATGTGTGGAGCGAGAATTCGACTTTTTGAGGTATTACGGGATTGTAGTAAATTATTTCTCGATAAAATTTGGGATAAGAGTTGAGGATATTCAGATTGGGTTTTACTTCTACTCTAACATTCCCTTTACCAAAGAACGATTTGACAATGCTTCAGTATTACATTATGGCTCGAGTCTTTCAAAGCATAGTCGGGCGATAAAAGAAGGATTAATCGAAGAATTAATACAAACCATAAAGCACTACGACAAAGAAGATACGCATAAGAAAACAAGCCTTTTCCAACTGACACACGGGTTCTTGTTACAGTTAAATGCTATTTACAGAACTATTGGAAAAATGAATACCATACAGCTAAAACAACCGATATTTTCGGGATTAAGCCCAGAAATAATGCAGATAATGAAGGATATGAATGACCAAATTTTGGATATTCAAACCGGAAGAAAACCAACTCGAAAATTATAACTATGGAATACTACAAAAATTTAAGTTTAGAAAATATTAAATACTTCGACGACGACGGAATACAAAAACTTGAAATTTGGAGAGATATTCATAAATATGAAGGTTTGTACCAAGCAAGTGATTTAGGTAGGTTAAAATCTTCCAATTATAGAAACACTAAAAAAGCAGGAATACTTACTCAAGGAAATGCTAGTTGTGGGTATTTGAATATAGGATTTAATAAAAATAGCATTCACTATACGCTAACAGTACATAGATTAATTGCTATAACATTTATAGACAACGTTGAAAACAAGCCTCAAGTAAACCATATAAACGGTAATAAAAAAGATAATAGATTAAAAAATTTAGAATGGACTACTTGTGCTGAAAATTCAACTCACTCTTATAAAATAGGGCTTAGTAATGGTAGAAAAGGAGTATGTCATCATAATATGAAATTAACCGAAAAAGAAGTTTTGGAAATTAGAGCAAGTGATTTAAGTCAAGTAGAGCTATCTAAAAAATACTTTGTTAACCAAACGCAAATAAGTAGAATAAAAACCAGACAGCAATGGAGTCATATTTAGTAAACAATTAAAAAACAAATACAATGAGTAAAGTAGAATTTTTAGTAAACAAGGGAGTAGAGAAACATTTTAACGGACAAGAAGTATTGTTCAAAGTTTCGAGTTTGAACGAGCATTTTGAGGGATTGCTAATCCACGAATCTGACGCAATACTCGTCGATGGGGTAGAGTTTGCAAAAGTGAGTGACGTGAATTTCGACAATGCTACAGCCAATGAAGTTGCTCCAAAAGGTGATGCGGAAGAAGTGCCTTTAGCATCAGGAATGACTTATGCAGAAGCCGAAGAACTTATGAATCAAGGCGAACTAATTGCACTTCCAGAATGGGGCGGTTTTTGGTTTAAAGACATCAAAACTGACGAAGTTGTAGTATTGACCAAAGAGGGAGAAATCACTAAAACTCCTTGGGAAGAATGTAAAGAAAGAAATGATTGGGTTACTGTAGAAGCTACAACAGAACAAAAAGCAATCCTTGAAAATTATTTTGCCGAAGAAATTGAAGTTGCGGAACAGCAAGTTTTGACAGAAGAAACAGAAGATTTTCCTGTATGGGTTAATCCCGAAATTGAGGTAGTTTCAGAAACAGTTACAGCCGATATTGTCCCTACAGAAACAGTAGTGGTTGAAGAAATTCCTGCTACCGAAACCATTTCGTAAAAAACAGCACCTATGGGAAATTTAATCGACAAAGTAAGAATAAAACAAGGGCGTTTGGTTCGGGTATGGAATCAAGACAGGGTATTTGGCTCTAGTGCTGAATATGTGGCTGTATGGGTAGAAAACTCAAAAGGTAGCGAGGAAGAGTGTTTGCTATTTACCGAAAAGGAAATTCAAACCGCCAGAGAAAGAGCCTCTAAAAACATAGAGGACTTGACTGAAAAAGGATTTATCACAGATTTGATAGATTAAAAATAAAAAACCCCGTACTTTCCTTTTTATCGGAAGACGGGGTTTCTTTTTTAAATCAACAATTTATCCTACCCAAACTAAATCAGAGTACATAACCATAATGTATTGCTTTCCTTTTTGGGTGAAAAGCGTCATTTTGAACTTGTCGAATATCACTTGGTCGCCTACTTTTATAGTTTGTGAGCCGTCCGATAATCTCGGACATTCCGTACCTACTGAAACTACTTTGCCTTTTTTCTGCTTTTCGTTGGCATCGACAATTCCTGTCAAATCCAATCCAGAAGCTGTGATGTTTTCGTTATCTACTTCCTCTACAATTACAACGTAGTTTAATGCTTGTCCTTCAAATTTATTTTCCATTTTGCTCGAATCTTTTAAGTGTCACCACGTTGTTTGTTCTTAGTAAGTTATTTGAGGCGGAAACGGCATTTATCAGGGCAGTTTTCACGCCTTTTGCGGTATCTAGTATTCCTGCATCGAACATATTTACTTCCTTGTATTCTTTTACATCGTAGCCAAATGGATATTCTTTAAAAGTTATATTTTCAACTCCTGCGTTACTTAGGATTTTTGTTAGTGGCGCACCAATAGAAAATGTTGTAACATTGTCTAATTCCATATTTGAGGTAACAGAATACAAAGCAACACCTCCTCCCGCAACAACTCCACCATCTTTTGAAGCTCTTACTGCACAAATTGCATCGTCCACCCTTGCAACCTTTTCTTCGACTTCACTTGGGGTTACACCTCCAACCATAACAGTAGATATTCCTCCCGAAATTTTAGCTATTCTCTCCCGTAGGTAGTTTTTCTCGCCTTCGTTGTCTTGTAGTTTTATTTGGGCGGTTAAATCGGTAATTTTACCTTTGGCAGCCGTATCGTCAAAATCTTTGTGTTTTGTGATTACGGTATCTTTTTTACCTATTTCTATCCGTTCACAAGACCCAAGATACAATTCCTCTTTACCATCATAGTTTACACGAGCGATTCCCTGCAAAACTTCGCAACCCAAAATCAACGCCAAATCAGCCATTGTTTCACGACCTTTTTTACCGATATATGGGGGTTTAATTACACAGAAAGGATATTTGTGTTTAGCCACGTTTTCAAGTATCATATTTGAAATATCGTGTTCCATATTTGAAACCAAAACTAATGGACGTGATACTGAAGAAGCGTACTCCAAGAAAGGAATAACCTCATTTGCAGTTTGAAAATTAATCAAAGAACAAAGCACTAATGGGTTATCGAACACTACTGATTGTGTATCGTTCTTATTAATAAATCCTTCGTTTGCATATCCCGCATCTAATGGATTTCCAGCAATGTGTTCGATGTAAGTTTCGTCGGTAAAACTGCGTTTGTGGGAAACTATACCGAACTCTCCTGATTTTATAAATGCTTCTTGAACTATCTTGGCAATTTCGTCGTCGCCGTGTGCTGAAGTTTTGGCAATGTCGTACATTAATTTTTCGTCTATAGGAACAGCAATACTATCAATGTATTCGATTATTTTTGCTACCGATGCATCAATACGGTTTTTGATTTCGATAGAAGATGTTCCTTTTTTTAATTCCTCCAATGAGTTTTTGAAAAAAGCCTGTGTAAGTACGCAAGTCAGGGTTGTTCCGTCACCTACAATCTCAAACGTTTTTTTTGTCGCTTCTTTAAGAATTTCACAAGCGATGTGTTCCATTTCATTTTCCCAATAAAGTTGCTGTAACGCATCATGTCCATCTGCTGTTATGTTAGGAAGCCCTCCAATAGTTTCAAATAAAATGTTTTGACCTCGATAGCCCATAGTCGAGCTAATTATATCACAACTCTTATTTAACCCTTTTAAAAGCTCTTGTTTCGCTTCGTCGCCGGAAATTAATTTCCTCAAAATTGTATTACTCATATAGTTTAGATTTAATTGATTAAAGAGCAAAATTAAACAATTTATAAACGACAACAAATAATTGTTGTCGTTTAATTTATATCTTTGTCAATATTATTGAGATATGACCAAGATTTCGAACAAAACAGCGATACCTAAAAAAATACCGCTAGCAAGCGACACTGTTTTTGGGGGTGACAATGACGAAAACGGAGATATTGTCCGTTATGATATGGAGGCGTTGTCACAATTAATTAATTCTTTAAATCAAAACGCACCACAAAATATTCCTGTAAACTCATACTTCCCTAGTGGATGGTAAAAACATTATGAAAACATACAATTTCGGCACACATTGGGTAACTACAGACGCTGTTTTAGAAGGGTACATTGATGCATTTGAAGTAACAGTAGAGGAAGTGGTTGCAATTAAAAACGGAGCTAATTTAGAAGTTTTTGAAGGAGAATTAGAAATAGAGCAATAGAAAAACATGGCGATATTTACAATAACTACACCCGTCAACATAGACACACTTACTGCAAAGACAGGAGGCGACACCTACAATATAAATGGAGGAGTTTTAACTATAGACCAAGACAGCCGTGTAGGATTAAATCAAAACACTTCGGCATCTTTAGGAAACTTAACGTTGTCAGCATCTTTAGGAGGAACTGTAAACATTGACGGACGTGATATTTGGATGATACCCTATTCAGGAGGTTCAGGCAATGTGCCTGCTTTTAATACAGCTATTACCAACAACGGAGCAACAGGAAAGTTAATTGGAGTTCATGCTTCCTTAACTTCGGCTTCTACAGCATCAGGAGCAGCTATGCCAGCTACAGGTTTTATAAGAGTAAAACAAAAATCAGGCACTTATGCTTCGGGAGCTTTAGCAGGAATTACAGCTACAGCAGATAATGCAGGAAGAGTGGGCTGGATAGAAATAGTAGGAGATGAAGCAGCTACAATTACAGCAAACAGACTTGGTAATTTTAATATAACAGGTGAATGGTATGAAGTAGGTATAACAAGTGGGGTGAGTAATCAAACAATGCAAATACCTAGTAGCGGACTACAACGTTATGTAGGAGGGGTATTTATAGAAAAAACTGTAGGTAGTAATGATTATGAGTTCTATCCAAATGCAGGAACAGTAACTACAACAGGTACAGAAGCTCAAAGAGGAAAATGTGTGTGGATTGCAGATACAGGAATAGTAAGAATAGGAAATTCAGGGGCAGCAACAAATGGGTTTACTCCAATAGCAGGATTAAAAGTAGTTATAGGAAATGTAATTTTAGAAAACTGTCCTACAGCAACAAGAACAGGTAATGTAATACCAAATGCCACAGCAGCTAATAGATATGATTTTACAACAACAGGTGGAGGAGTTTTAAATATTGACAAATGCACAATGGCTTGGTATCTTTCATGTTCACAAGCATATTCTGTAAATATTTCTAATAGTGCGTTTATAGATGCTATATTATTGTCAGAGGTAGCAACAGCAATGACTTTTACTAAAGTAGGAGTTGGAAATAAAACAGCAGCAGCTTTAGTAATAGCTCCTCTAACTTTAAGTTTATGCTTTGCTGGAGGAAACTTTACAGATTGCGTATTTCAAAGAGTAGCTACAACAGGTACTAACACTACTTCGGTAATTATTAATGATTGTGATGGATTTACTTTTTTAAGATGTACTACAAGATATGCGGCTTTAAGAGCACACACTTTACCAACAAGTATTACTGCTACAAGAGTTGCTAATTCTTATTTTACTGATTGTGCAATGATTGATGGACAATTTGCTTTAGTAACGTGTACTAATGTTAATATTACAGGCTTTATATATATAGGTCAAGTATCAGGAACAACAGGAACTGCAAACCCTTGTACAGCATTCTTATTATCTTCAAACTGTTTAAATATAACAATATCAGGACTAACATTTCCTATAGCAAATACGCACCCATACACTGCTCTATTTACATTAAATGCGGCAGGATGTACTAATACAAAAATTAGAAATATTGGAACAAGAGTCTCCCCATTAAATTTAGGAACTGCCAATGCGTGTGGTTTAATATTTTCATTGGCGGGAGGAGCGGCAGCAAATACAGTTTATGTACAAAGAGTTTATTGTTCTAACACTAGAACGGGTATCTACACGGCAGATAACTCTTCTACTAAATTATACATGGATAATGTGTTTGGAGATTATGCAGATGCAGCCGATGTAAGTGCTAGTTTAAATACTTTTCAAAGAGGACTTGGAGGAACTAAAGCGTTAACAGCACAAACATCTGTTTATGGAACACATTGGGTTGATTATTTCACTTCAACTACCGCAGGTAGAATAGCAGTATTAATGAATGAACCTACAGCATTAACTACATCACAAGTTACTCTAACCAATGGTGCTGCATTTACAAGTGCAGGAGGATTATATATGCCTGTGATAGGACACGATGCACTATTTGAAACTCCTGATTTTATTATTGGACATACTGCCTTTACAAACACAGCTTTGATAATGGCAGGTGGAACAGCTACTAATTACGGGTATAAGTATCAAATAGATAAAAATGACGGTGCAGGTTGGAGTACAGAATCAGCAACTTTAACACCCACTACTTTAGGAACGTCATTAAACGGACTTACAGGAATTAGTGCAAGTTTAGGTTTTAAATTAAGAATTAGAATAACCACTTCTACAACTAATGCTACAGCTATTACAAGTTTTTATTTAACAACAGTAAGCACAACTACAGCACAAGATTTTCAGTATCCTTTAGATACTTTTAACTTAACATTAAGTGGATTAATTACAGGAAGTGATGTGGTTATTTTATCAGCAGGAACAGATACTGTTTTAAATCAAATAGACCAAAACGTAGGAAGCACTTGGATTCACACTTATGAAACACCGACAAATGTAGATATTTTCGTTTCAAAAGCAGGGTATGTACCTTTCTACATTAGAAATTACTCATTACAATCAGCAAACGCAAGTTTACCAATAGCACAAACGATAGATAGAAATTTTATAACATAAAAACAAAAAACGATGCCCAAAATAACTAGCCCCTCCCAACTGAACGTTGGAACAGAATTAACAATAGACACAGCAGCTAATACATTTACTTTGAATGTAGCAGGAAACTATGTAGCGAAAGATGGAGTTACACTTCAGGCGTTGTACTCTAAATTTGTTTCTCTATGGGAAACCACGGCGTATAACAAATACGAATTTCCTATGTATGCTATAGATGCACTATCTGGGCAATTTCAGTTTGGTACAGATGGGCAAACATTTAGCGGATGGAAACCTGCAAATGATGCCACTCGTCAAGGTCTAAGAGACGGTGGATGGAGCGAATTTTCATCAGCAGGAGTATTAAACAGACAATACGTTGGTATTGTATCTCTTGGAGATGTAAATACAGGAGCGCAATTGTACTATCAAAAAACAAATGGAGGGACTTCGGCTAATTTCACTTTTACAGATGAAGTAAATGAGGGAATTCAAGTTTTTGGAGATGCTTCAAACGGGAATTTTGACAGCAGAACTTATTTTAAAGGATATGTTCGTGAACAAGGGAAAAAATACAAAGATTCCATACTTGCCGATACGGGTAAAACAGCGACTGGTGCTTACATTGTAAATTTACTTTTGTCTAACGAAGACGATTTAAAAATACAAGATAATGATGCGACTGTAGCAGCAAATGCCCCTTACACAAGCATCGATGTAGAATATTTTGGAGTTGACCAAAACAGAACTATCGGAGGAGTTTCTTATCCTTTTAGAACAATAATTGACGGAGCCGGAGCAACGGCAGAAGAAATCTATACTAAGATTCAATATTTGTTAAGACAGAGTTCAGACATTGATTCAGGCGCAGGAACAGTAACTGGATCAACCGCAAGTTTGTTGCTCAATTTTGTCGGAGATACTCTTATCACGACAACAGGTGTTTATATTGACAATTACGACACAAATGATGTAAACAGGCTTGTATTTACAGACAAAAACGGAGTGCAAAGAACAGAGCCTTTTACAGCCACAGGAACATTAAACTTCAACTCTTTCCTTACAAACGGAGGAACAGGATATTACAGAATGTATTTTACCGATTTGGCAGGGGTAAATGACTACGGATTAACAGGAGCAATAACTGTAGAAGACGCAACAGCAACAGGAATATTCGGAACAATAACTAGCGGTTCAATTCCCTTTAGTTTTGCTTATGATTCTAATGTTCAAGGAGGTCGTACACCTGGAACGGATGCTGCAATTACAATTGTTGCAGGAAATGCAGGAAGCGCAAAACCAGTAGTTACAAATTACACAATTACAAGGTCAACAGGTCAGGGTATTTCACTTGTAGCCGAAAACGACAGAGCTTACGTAGCATAAATAAAACCTTATGGGATATTCTATAAATGGAATTACTAAAACAATCACACTTACTACAGGTACTACAACAGTATCTGTACGTGATTTGTGGTCTAGATGGGTCGATTGGTTTTTAACTGGCGACAATAGTAAATTTTTACCCGCTTTCAAATCAGTGGGCGGAGATGATATTGATGCGTTAGAAGGAACTAAGATACCAATATACTCTTTCCTTGAAAACGGATGGAGAATCAAACCACAAGAGTCAAACCATATACTATCTATAAATGACGGAATTCTATTAGTAAACGGTGGTGGTGATCCTTTTATAAATACTATTGGTGCTTATACGGTACGAATAAATTACCAACAACCCGTACAGGCGATTTCGTTTAGCAGTGGGGGAGGTAGTGCTAATATGTGGGAGCAAGTTATAGAAGGAGGTTATACAGCCGAGCAAATAATGCGAATGGTAGCTAGTGTGATGGCTGGAAAATCCACAATTGTAGATAATGGCAACAATACAGCAACGGTAGTATTCCGTGATTTAAACGATACCGAAGACAGAGTTACCGCAGAAATGACAGGAAGTGAAAGAACGAATGTTACATTAAATCCGTAATAAATTAAACGACAACAAATGTTTACAAATGTTTAATTCTTACTTTTGTAGGTGTAAAAACAATAAGAAATGACAAAAATAAAAAACACTGATGCTTATCCATTAGTTACTCATCCTAGCTTATTAGATTATCTAGCAGGAAGTCGATTTCTTCTTGAAGGTAAGACCGAAAATTTCCCTATAAGCTCTATTTTCAAACTTTTAAACTCGACAAACGGAATAAGTAATGTTCAGTTTCAATTCTCGGATGGTTCAGATTCAGAACTAGACCCTACTACTTCGGGATGGTTTTTTACCAATAACAATGAAACCGCTTTAGATTCTTTTACTCACTTAATTTTCAACAAAGAAGCGTCAGGTTCACTTGACTTGACTGTGTTATTTAACAAACTAGAGACGTTAGAAAATGTTATTTTAAAAGTTAAAAGTCCTGAAGACCCAGAGAATTTCTTTACCTTAAAAATAATTTCTGTTCAAGACAATACCGATTATTTTACTATAGAAGTGATTAATTCTAACGATTTTTCGTTGGGGGAATTGATGAATAATAGAATATACAGTTTGTATTTTGATATTTCTTCGGATGATTTAAAACTAGACAAAGCGGACTATATAGGGAACGCTACAGATTTAGACAACAGAATAGAAGTTCTTGAAAACCTACAAGACCTAGATACAAATTTTACAGGACGAGCTTATGCGATATGGACAGGGGTAGGGTTTATTTATGAAGCTGTTTATCCTGCGTACTACATACAAGGGGTTTTGTACCCAGCAGGAACGCAACTAATTACATTAAACACTTCTGACGCAACTAACCCTAGGCAAGATGTAATTGCGGTAAATGCTACAGGTGCTATAAAAGTAACAGGGACTCCTGCGGTAAACCCATTAGTGCCAACGGTGGATTTAGCCACAAACATAATAATAACTACGATTTTAGTTCCTGAAAACGCAACAACACCTACGGGAGCAGCAAACGAAAATATATACCTAGACAATACGGAATGGGCGGGTACTTCAAGCGGAGTTTCTGCTAATTTTGACCACACAAGCAATGTTTTTAGCGGTACAAAATGTATTCAACTTAATTCTTTTGCGGTATCAAACTTTATTGAGTTAACAAAACCTGTAGGGACAATAAACATACAAAATTACAGAGAACTTACATTCCGTATAAGGCTTGGGTCTACTTTTTCCACATCGAGTAACATTACCTTTAATTTTGGATTTGGAAGCCTATCACGAAGCGCAACAGTGTCTTTAATTCACGGTAGATATGGGTTTAATAGGTCTATTGTAGGCTCGTACCAACACATAATAATTCCGTTGACGGCTTTTACTTTTACATCGGCTAATTTTAATAAAATAACCATATCTAAAACGGTAGGAGCGACAAGTTCTTTTATTTTAGATAGTATTTTCTTGACTTCAAGCGCTACTGGAGGCACTACTAACGTACTGCAAAACACGATTACATCAATTATTACAGACCAAGGAATATCCAACGCAACGACAAGTAACGATAGTGTAAAACTTACTTCTCAAAACGACGGGTTACTAATAACATCATATATTAATAAAGAAATAAGATTTACTTCTTTATTTACATCTGCATTAAAGACTTTATACGACATTGCTTATACTTGGATAACTACCAACGGAGTAAATGTTGTGTCCCATTTAAGCAGAACCGACAATCCTCACAGCGTTACAAAAAGTCAAGTAGGTTTAGGGAGTGTTGATAACACTTCTGATGTAAACAAACCAGTTTCTACAGCACAAGCCACAGCAGACGGAGTTGTTTTATCCACTGCTAATGCTTATACCGATAGCAGGGTTTCTAGTGTGTATGTTTATAAAGGAAATGTTGCTAATTACGCCTCGTTGCCTATTTCCGGACAAACCATAGGTTGGGTATGGAATTTATTAGACACAGGGGCAAATTACGCTTGGACGGGTACTGTTTGGGATGAATTAGGATCAACAGTCGACATTTCAGGTAAAGAAAACACTTCTAATAAAACGGCAACTGTAGTAGGTAATGAAAGCTCCACTTCATTGTATTTGAATATACTTGGCGCAGTTACTTACTTTCAACAAAAATTCACAGATTCTATATTTGGAACTTTTTTAGCTAGTTTAACAGCAAAAGCAACTCCTATAGATGCCGATTCTATTTCGATAATTGATTCTGCCGATTCAAATACAGCTAAAAAAACAACTTTTACACAGTTTAAAGCGTTTTTAAAAACGTATTTTGATACAATATATACAAACATAAATGCGGTAAGAGTACCCAACACCTACTTCATCAACACAGCCACAGGAAACAACGCTACAGGTGTATTTGAAGATGCGTCTAAGCCTTTTGCTACGATTGATTATGTTTTTTCTAATTTAACTTTAGAGCAAGGAGCGGTTATTTATTTGCAAGGGACAGGTCAAACTTACCCTATGAACGGACAGTTTCAATCGGTAAATGTTTGTATCAAAGCTGACGAAGGCTCAACTAATATTTTGGATTTTTCGAGCAATACGAACACTTATGCTAAAAATAGCGGTGCTTTAGCTTTAATTACGGCTAACATGCCTAATGGTGGTATTAGATGTGAAAGAAGTGGAGGTACGGGGATTATTTTTGATTCAAGAAGTAGCAGAAATATAATTACAGATTTTAATGTAAAAGAAGTGTATTGGAATACTTCGACCTTGATGTTATCGGGAATTATTTTTAATAAACTAAAAGCCGATAAAATTTCATCAAGAGCTCAACTTTGCGAATCAATAAATAATGATATTGTAATTCAAGAATTTGTTTGTTTGGAAGCTGGTGCTACTTTAGCTCAATATGCTAAAAACATTACTATTAATCTCATTTCAGGGTCGGGTAGTTATAATCTTTCTATAGGTAATGAAACTACTAACATTCCCAAGTACACCATAGGAGATGTTACAGCCACAAGTGGTATTATTTGGAGCGGTTCTTTTGGTGGTATTGACATATTTTTCAATAATTCTATTATCACCACTTTTAATTTAGCTTCAAGCTCTTCTTTAAAAACAATTCGAGGTAACATCAAAAGCATTACTACTATTAGTGGTAACATCAATAGCACACGATTTATCAACTTCACTTGTAGTTTAGGCACAAATACCATTACAGCAAATGCTTCAGCTAATCTAGTATTTGAAAACTGCTCGATAAAATCAACGAATAGCCCTATTACTATTACAGCACCCGGAACAACTGCTATTGAATTGAAAAGTTCGGCTTTTGAAGTAGTCAGTGTTGTACCCTTAATAACAGGCGGTGCAGGTGGAACAAATACGGTAAAAATTGCAGGAGTTTCAACAAACGCCACCATGCTTTCAGACCAAAACGGAACAGGTGTAACGGTAACTCAATTTGCAAATTACTAACGGTACAAACTGGATAACTTAATATTTAAAACAAGAACAATGATAACATTTCTTTTAGAAAATTGGCAAATACTATTAACTACTATATCTATACCTATTGCGTGGATATTTGGGGGAAAGCAAAAAGCAAACGTAAGTCTTAAAAAAGAAAATGCAGATGCTACAATTACCATACAGGGGATGTATGAAACTTTTGCTTTGCAATATAAACAGCAATACGAAACTGTTTTATTAGAGGTTGAGGGGTTAAAAAAACACGTTGCAGATTTAGATTTAAGAAATGCTATTACTATTGAAGCATCGCAAACTTGGGAAAAGAAATTTAACGATTTGCAAAAGGAACACGACCAACTTAAAAAGGCTTTTGATTTGTTAAAAAAATCAATGAAATAATATGATAACATCAGCACAATGTTTAAAAAAATATGGTGATCCAAATTTATTAGCAACACAAAGTAAGCACTTTATTGTTTGGGAAGTAGATGCCGACATTCGCGAAGCGTTCAAACACGTTCGGTTTTCAGCGGTTGGCACGATTGGGTTTCCTAAAAAGATTTTCGTAAATAAAGATTTTCAGCCAGTATTAGAAAAAGCCTTGCGAAATCTTATTGAAAGAGGTTTAACAAAAGAGATGAAAACTTGGGATGGAGTTTTTATAATTCGTGCAAAGCGTGGATTATCTAGTTTGTCAATTCACTCTTGGGCAAATGCTGTAGATGTAAATAGAGCAGAAAACGATTTGAATATGAAACCTAAATTAAGTAAGGAATTTGTGGATTGTTTTAAAGATGCTGGTTGTGATTGGGGTGGCGATTGGCAAAGATTAGATGGGATGCACTTTCAACTAAAATCAATATAAAATGAAAATAGACACTGACATCATCAAATCATTATTGTATGAACAATGGAAAAACATCGCATTGTTAATTTTATGTTTCTTGCTTTTCAAATCTTACCAAGGTAATAAAGAATTACAAATGGCAAATCGTGATTTGAAATTAGAAGTAAAAGGTCTTGTGGCAAGTGCCGATATGTACGTTGCTAAAAACAATGCGCTGAACGATAAACTCGTACTGCTAGAAAAGCAAAAGCAAAAGGTAAAAAAGCAGATTGTTTACGTTCAAGAAAAGACCCAATCAGGCATTGAAAAAGTACCTACTCTAAATACCAAGCAAATCGCTTATTACTATCAAGAACGCTACAAATTACCTATTACAATCACACAATATGGAGTTTCGTTATCGGACACCGTAGCTAAGAAAAATATAGTAGAATTAATTGAAAAAGACGGTTGTTTTGAAGAGGTGAAATTATTTAAAACACAACTAGAAATCGAGGAGAAAAAAGGAATAGTTAAAGATACAATTATAGGAAACGTCACTAAAGCAAACGTTACTTTGAATAAAGCGGTTTTCACTCAAGACAAAATCATCGACAATGCCGAAAAATTGGTACGCAAAGAGAGAAATAAAAAAACATTTTGGCAAGTTGCCACAGGAGCAGTAATAGTAGGCGCAGGTTATTTATTGATTACGCAGTAAGTTCTTATTAGAAACTAATTAAATCAAATATGTCAAACCAACACACAGGTTCGCAGTGGAAAATTTACGATAATGAGATTAAGAAAATACTGAATGAGAATGAAGGAATCGAGCCAATCGATGTAGTAAAAAAAATAGGGTTAGAATTAGATTGTTTTGGCAGACAGGCGTTTTCAAGATATGTTAGAAGAAATAAAACAAGGCTTTTAGATAGAAACGAAGGTATTTACGAGGCTTGTGAAGAAATAAAAGTAGATTTTACGTCAGCTAAAAACCTTTGGATTAAAACCAAAAATAAAGACGGTAGCGGGGTAAGTGGGTTTATTGTAAATCCTGACTATGTGCCTCCAGTAGAAGAAGATAAAATCGTTAAGGAAATTGACTTTTTATCAATATTTAAAGATAAAATTCAGCCTATAGCCTTAAAAAAGAATGACAATTTTCAGGCTACAGCCTTATTTGATAGATTGGTTATAACCGATATTCATATTGGAATGGATGTTAATAAAGATGGATATGCTTTGTATGACGGGGAATGGAATGAAACTGTACTATTTAAAAGGTTATCGGAATTAGTCCAACATACGATTGAGAATAAAAAATCGAATACGCTGTTGATTCACGAATTAGGAGATTATATTGACGGATGGAATGGGGAAACTACAAGAGGTGGACATAAACTTCCTCAAAATATGGATAACCAAGAGATGTTTGATGTAGGATTGAAATTTAAAGTTGCATTAGTAGATAACTTGATAAATCATTTTGATAAAATACAATTTGTAAACATCTGTAATGACAATCACGCAGGAGCATTTGGATATATCGTAAATAGCGCATTTAAAGCCTACATAGAGCTTAAATATCCGAATAATATAGAAGTAATAAATCAGCGCAAATTCATTGACCATTACATAGTTAAAAACCGTTGTTTCATATTAACTCACGGAAAAGACGACAAGAGCTTAAAGTTTGGATTTAAACCTGTTTTAGACCCTGTGCAAATTGAAAAAATCAAGAATTATATTGATGAATACAAACTATATCAATATCAAATTGAATTCAGTAAAGGAGATTCGCATCAGTTAATGTTTGATTTTACAAGTAGTACAGCGTTTGAATATCAGAATTTTGGTGCGTTTAGTACGCCATCAGACTGGGTTAAAACTAATTTCAAAAACACGTTAAGTTGCTTTACGCATTTTAATTATTTTGAAAACCAAAAAGGAATAAACAATTACATTTTTAAGAAAATGTAAAGACAGCAAACGTTACTTTGTGCCGAAAGTTAAACCCTAAAAATCAGGGTTTATATTACGTAAAAAGGTAATAAATTGAATTATTACACAAATAGGTAATGTTCACAAATAATGAACATTGACTGAAACGTGAACACTAATGGAAAATAAAACCCAAAACGGGTATAATGATGGGAAATAACGGCAAAAAAGGTACATAAAAGGTATAATAGCGGAAAAAACAAACATTATGGTATATAATTTCATTTGCACACTAAAAGGGATTGATTTTAAATATAAAACCGAAGCGGATAGTCTTGCAGAAGCAAAGGTTAAAGTTCGTAATCATATTAAAAATGCGGTAGAAATTGAAGAATTTATTCAAGAACCTATAAACCAAAATTCAAATGACTTTATAGATTTCTTCAACGATATGATAAAACCTAAATAAAATGGCAAAAGCAACAATAGAATTTGATTTATCGAATATCGATGATTTGCGAGAGTATAATCTTTTTAATAATGCAGGAGGAATGTTTGATGCTTTATTCGAAATATCCTGCAATTTAAGAAAGAAAGCAAAACATAAATTTGACGAAGACGATAACGGCGCTTTTGATTTAGTATTTGAGATGATAGCCGAAATATTAGAAGAAAATAACGTAATAATAGATAAACTACAATAAAATGTCAGATACAAAAAGAATACGAGTACTTACCGTAGCGATGGTAGAAAGAGAAGTAGTTTACGTGGTAAATAAACCAAGACCTTTGACAATTAACGGAGAACGTGAAATGCGAACCATCACCAATATAGAATTAGTTGGAGATGTTTACCAAATGTATATTTCAGTAGATGAAGAAAGTCGCCATTGGAAAGACGAACCTAAAAACAACAGAACAACCGTTGAATATTTTATTGATTAATTATGCGAATGACGGATAGGTTTATCGTATCTCCTTTTAACGGAGAAAAATTCATCACCACAAAGATTGTTGGGGATAAAACTCTAATCATAAATACTTCTATTGAAAACGCCAAGGACGTAAACCGAATAGGAGTTGTAGAATCTTTGCCTTTGAATTACGAGGGGAATATTCTAGTTGGCGACAAAGTGGTATTACAACACAATATTTTTAGAACCTACTTTGACGGACAGGGAAAAACAAGAGAATCGGATTCGTATATAAAAGACAATCTGTTCCAAGCATTACCAGAACAGATATTTTTAATCTTCCGTGGCGAAGAAACTATATCCGTTGATAATTTTGTTTTTATCGAGCCGATTATTGAAGAAAAAAAATGGGTTGGCGCTACTGAATTAGAACACGTTGGAATTGTGAAATATTCCAATAGAATATTAGAATCACAAGGAGTTTCTGTGGGCGATAAAATAGCGTTCAAATCAGATTCAGAATATGAGTTTGTAATTGAAGGACAACGATTATACAGAATGCGAACTAGGAACATATTAGCAAAACTAAACGCATAGTTTTTGGTTTGCCAAATTTAAACGACAACAAACGTTTACAAGTGTTTAATTAATACCTTTGTTGAATATGCGTGGATTAAGCGAAGACATAGAATTTGCCATTAAAGATTCCCTACAAGGGATGGAACTCAACGTTGACATATCAAAGGTCAACGATGAGAAATTGTCTGCGCTTGTTAAATCCCGAATAGAATCTTTTATTGCCATCAAAGAACTTTTAGTTTCTTGGCAAAACTCCCCAAACGCACCTACTCACGAAAAACTAAGAAGCTACATAATTGAACTTGTATCAATAGGGAATAACTCTATTGAAGTACTGCGTAAAGCATTAAAAAAAGGTATAAATTTCGAAGATTTAGATGCCGATAAATATGGAACCGCTATTCGTTCAAAGCCTCTTTTACTTAAAGCTATCACGGACATAAATGCAGGAAACATCGAATTGCAAAACCAAATCGATGCCGATAAATTTGACCTACAAGAAAGGGAATTCAAAAGAGGTTATCCAGAGAAGTTTGCTAACCAAGAGTTTTTACCCTTAAAAAAATACCACAAAGAATGGTACGATGCCGAAACCGACAGCGTAATGATTTGTCCTTTGGGAACAAAAGGCGAAATTATCACCCTTGACGGATTGAATATAACACTGCCAAAAAAGCCAAAACGCACCGAAATACTTTTCGAGAAATACGCTCCTACCGAGCAATATTGGCGACGACAAGAAATGCCAAGAGGGTTGACTCCAGATACCGAAGAAGCCTTTGCTGATTACATAGTAAAGGAATTCAAACGTCGTAGAGAGGGTGTTTGGTTTATGAATAACGGCAAGGCGGTTTACATTACCCCAGAGCATTATATGGGGTTGCAATGGAATCAAATGGCAGATACGGGCGGTTACAAAGAATTCCGTATGGCACAAGCTAATATGTATTATTTCGCCAAGGCTTGTATTATAGACAGAAGAAGTATTGGTATGTTTTTTACCAAAGGTCGTAGAACGGGGTTTACCGAAATGGCATTAGACCATTTAGTAGAATTATCGACTACAACCAAAAATCAAAAGATAGGGATTACTTCTAAATCGGATGCTGATGCCATGGTTGCCTTCCAAAAATATTCCTATGTAATTCAAAATTTACCGTTCTTTTTTCAACCCGTTGTGAAAGGAAAAATTGACGATGTAAAGAAAATGGTATTCGGGAAGCCTTCAGATAACTCAAGGGCAGCCAAAAAGAACAAAGACACTTCTACGGCTGATTACCTAAACACAACAGTCGATTACAGAGCCACAGCGATACTTTCTTATGACTCCGTAAAACTAAATATGTATTTAGGTGACGAGGCTTCAAAATGGGAGCATTTAAGTTATTTAGCGCATTGGATGAACATCAAACCGACAATGATTCAAGGAGGTCGTGTAGTTGGAAAATCATTTATTGGCTCGACATTAAATCCATTAGCAAAAGGAGGAAGCGATTTTAAATTAATGGACATAGGTTCGAATGTATTAAAACGCAACGACAACGGACGAACTACCACAGGGTTATACGCTTATTTTTTACCTGCACATCAAAACGCAGAAGATTACACCGACAAATATGGTGTTTGTCATACAGTTGTAGAAAAAGGTAAAAGTTTTGTAAATGCACAAGGAGAATTAAAGCTATACGGTGCATTACAATATTTAGAAAATGAATTTAAGTCAGCTAGATTGTTAGGCGAAAAAAACTATTGGAACGCAAGACGTTTAGACCCAATCACCAAGGCAGATGCTTTTCGTGATGAATCAGTTTCTACCATATTTGACCAACAAAAAATAAACGACCAACTAGACTACAACGAAACCTACGATATTAGAAAAACACTTGTAAGAGGTAATTTTTCGTGGGAAGATAATATTCCTGATTCAAGAGTTATTTGGACACCAACCGAAAAGGGAAGATTTTTAGTTTCGTGGATTCCACCTACCGATATGCAAAATAAGTGGGAGATAAAACGCAATGAATTTGGACACGTTTCAAAGCATCCTGGTAATGATGATTTAGGTGCGTTTGGGGTCGATACCTACGACCAAGATTCTACTCAAGGAAGTAAATTGGAAGATACCGAAAACGGATCGGAACACAGCGAGGGTTCAAAAGGTGCATTTATTGGACTTACTCGTACTACAATGAAAGACGCTCCGAGTAATTCATTTATTGTAGAATACATTACAAGACCACAAACAGCAGAGATATTCTTTGAGGACTGCTTAATGTGCGCTGTGTTTTATGGTATGCCGTGTTTGATTGAAAACAACAAAACTCGATTCTTATTACACTTTAGAAACCGTGGTTACAGAGGGTATTCTATACATCGTTTTGACAAGCCAATGAATAAACTTTCGCAAACAGAAAAAGATTTGGGCGGAGTTCCGAGTTCAGGAGTGGATATTATTACACAGCATTGGACAGGAATCGAAACCTACATTGACAAATACGTTGGAAACTATACCCAAGGACAAAACTTGCACCCCGTAAGAGTTGAGGGAGAAATGGGAAGTATGCCGTTTGATAGAACACTTCGGGATTGGGCTAGATTTAACGTTGCCAAAAGAACAGAATTTGATGCTACTATCGCTTCGGGATATGCGATAATGGCGGTAAACAGAAAACCCTATTTAGCACCTGCGGGAGCAAAAAAACCAGTACAAATAAAATTTCAAACCTACGCATAAGTCATGGAAGAGGATAAAGGATTTAGAATATCACAGAACATAAAACCGCCAAGCCAAACGGATAGTTTTGCTACAAAACAGAGCCGTGCTTATGGCAAAGCCGTTGCGGATATGATATATTCCGAATGGTTTTATAAAGGCACTGCTGGGAATTGTAGATTCTATACAGGCAGAAACCAATTTCTTGAAAGAAGAATTTACGCCAATGGCTTAGTAGATATGTCAAAATACTACCCTATGTTGGGTACAAATGGCGATGTTTCGTTGTTGAATTTGAGCAAAAAGCCACTTTCGAGAATGCCTAAGATTGTCGATTTAGTGGTGAACGGGATGGTAAACCGCCCTTACTCTATCAAAGCAAAAGCGATTGACCCTAGTTCTGAAGAAGAAAAAAGAGCGTATCGTAAAAAAATAGAAGACGAAAAAAACGCGTTGCCATTCGTGAAAAAAGCACTTGCCGAAACAGGCATTGATGTTGGCGCTATTCCGGAAGATGAAATTCCACAAAGCAAAGAGGAAATGGACATTCACATGCAAATGGAATGGAAGCCTTCAAACTGCCTATCTAACCAAATTGCCATCGCTACTGTAATGGAAGAAAACGAGTATAATTTAGTACTCGATAAAAAAGTTAAAAGGTCTTTAGTTGTAGATGGAGCTGCCGCAACACGTACTAGATTAAACCCATCAAAGGGAATGGTAATTGAGCATATTGATTTTGCTGATATGGTTTATTCGCCTACAAAAGACCCTTATTTTAACGATTGTTTTTACAAAGGACACGTAGCGCAAGTATTACTTTCAGATATTTTTGTAGAATATCCTGAATTGCTAAATACCGAGAATACCGATGTGAAAAAAGACATTGAAATATCCGCTAGTAATTGGGCGAAAATACACGGATTGAATTCTGATAGCGCGCTTAAAGGACATACAAACCTACTTTACTTTACCTACAAAACTTTCCGTGAGAGAGCAAAAAAGGTAAAGAAATTATCTAATGGAGAAACTGTAATTGAAGATGCTAATGAGTTTTTTGATGCTTCAAAACCAAAAGACAAAAAAGACAGATACATTAGAAATTCTATTGTGGAGGAAGTGTTGTTTGAGGGATGTATGGTTTTAGGAACTAATATCTTATTGAAATGGGGATTGGCGAAATCTATGACCCGCCCAAAATCAAACAACAAAAAAGTTTGCGAACAATACCGAATGATTGCTCCTAATATGGAAAGCGGTCATATTGCTAGTTTAGTTTCGAGAATGATGCCTGTTGAAGATGATTTAAACATTATAGAACTAAAAGCACAACAAATACGACAAGGTATTACTCCTGACGGTATCGCTATTGATATTGATGCTTTGGCAGATATTGATATGGGAGATGGAAAAACTCAAACCGTACAGCAGTCATTAAATATGTACCTACAAAAAGGTAGTTATATGTATCGCTCCTCGCAAATTGGAGGGGAATACAATAACGCCCAAAAACCATTTCAAGAAATACAAACAGGTGATAGTATTAATAAGTTAGTCGCTTTAAGAAACGAAAGCAATGCCAAACTAATTGAATTAACTGATTTAGTAGGGTTAAACAAAGCGAGTGACGCTTCAACTCCTGACAAGGATAGTTTGGTGGGGATTCAAAAAATCGCTGCTTACAACTCGAATTTAGCCACAAGACATATTTTAGATGGTGCGGGATATTTAGTTTTAAAAACGGCTGAAACTATTAGTTATGCCATTTCGGATATTTTAAAATATTACCCAAGTTTAAGAGAAGATTTGATTCAAAAAATTGGAGCTTCTGCTGTTGCCGATTTAGACATTGTACGTGATTTACATTTGAGTGATTTCGCTATATTCTATGAACTAGAAATGGACGATGAAGAAAGAGCCGAATTAAACCAAGATTTGTCAATTTCAGTAGAAAAAGGGTATCTCGGATTAGAGGATAAATACAAAATACGAAACATTAAAATCCTTGATTTAGCTATTCAATACTTGACAGTTTTGGTAAAAAAACGTGCTAAAATAATGCAAGAGCAAGAAGCACAAAAATTCAAAATCCAATCTGACGAGAACATTCGTGCTGCACAAGAAGCCGAGAAAGCAAGACAGGAAACTGCACAACTTGAAGGGCAAATTAAAGCACAAGTACAACAAGCTATTTCGCAAGGAGAAATTGCTAAAGAACAAGCAAGAGGAGAGCAAGACCGAATGACATTAGCGCAAAAACAAGAAGGAGATATTCAAGTTCAGCTATTGGTCAATTCAGGAGCAACTCAAAAACTTGAAAAGATGCAATCTGACAAAGAAAAAAATCTTGCTACACAGGCTACCGCCACAAGTAGAATAGCCGACCAAAAAGCAAAAGATAAAGACCCGATTGATTTTGAGGGAGAGAAAGCCGAAATGGAAATATTTAATCAATAAAAAATAGAAATTATGCCAGACCCGAAAAAAACAATCGTTAAAGTAGCTAAAAAATCCGTAGAGAAACCCGTATCGGAAAGTAACGCTTCGTCAGGACTTACTAAAGAAAATATTAGCAAAATAAATGAAACCTCTGATATAAACAAAAAAAGACGTGAAATAGAGGGAATTGCTAAAAATGACAGTATTGTAGGGGCAAAGAAAGCTAAGTTCGAAGGTAAAGATTTAGTAGACCAAAGACGAGCAGGAAACAAAACCGCCAATGAAACAAGAAAAGAAGGAGGTGTTCCGCAGGTAACTAGAGGCAGAAGCACCAATACCGAACCTGACAAGTATTATAGCGGTGGATATAGTGCCTTAACTAGCGATTCTTATAGCAGAAACGAGCCGTTGGAAAAAGATATGCCAATAATTAAAAAAACTATGGTAAAGGTTAAAAAAGCGTAAAAACAAATAAAAAATAAACGACAACAAACGTTTGTACTTATATAAAATTTACTTTTGTACTAATAAATCAAATCAAATCAAAATATTATGCCACAGGAAGAAACAATTATTCCCGAAGCGGAAGTAATTATAGCGGAGAATCAAGAGCCTACAATATCATTTGCGCCTGTTACGGAAGAAGATAATATCATTATTCCTACTGTCGAAACTGAAATTTCCGCACAGGAAGAAGTTCAAGAGCAAGTTCAAGAGCAAGTAACTGAAGTAGAAGAAGAATATGAGCCTGTAGAGCTTAATGAGGATTTAGCCATAAAATTTTTGGCAGAATCCAAAGGAATGACGGTTGAGGAATTTCAGGATTCATTAACCTCAAAAGAGCAAAAGAAATACGCTCCAGCGATGGAGAAATTCAACGAGTTCATTGAAAAAACAGGAAATACAAATTACAATGACTTCTTAGAAACACAGAAGGATTGGAGTACCGAAAGCGAAGAAAGTAGATTAAGAAACTACATCAAACTTTCAAACCCCGATTTGACTGATAGAGAAGCAAACAGACTGTATGAGAAACAATACGGAATGGAGCATCTTGATGAAGACATTGACGAAGATGAAATCCTAGATAGAAGGATAAATATTAAAACCGATTTGAAGAAAGCCGATGCGTTTTTCGACAAACGAAAAGAAGAATTCAATGCCGTTGGAGGGTCTGACGAGCATATTCCAATTGAGTATCGAGAAGCAAAAAAAGCGATTGACAATCAACAAAAGCAAGAAGAAGAGTTTGATGCAACAAACAAGGCAGTAAGAGATAAGTTTATTTCAAGAACCGAGTCTTTATTTACCAACAATTTTGAAGGGTTCAAAATTCAACTGGGAGATGAGGAAACAGGGTTCGAAGATTTCACCATTAAACCGGACAATCTTAACGAAGTAAAAGAATTTCAGCTTGACAGCACTAATCTTTTTAGCAAGTTCTTAGACAAAACGACAGGGGAAATTCGAGATATTAAAGAATATCACGAAGCAATCTATATGGCACAAAACTATAAAACCGAACTGAATAAAGCCTACCAAAGAGGACGAGCAAAAGAACTCGAAATCCAAGACAAGGTTTCTAAAAATATTCAGCCGGATAATATTAGACCAGTACCGAATATTGGCACATCTGGAATTTCGTTTACGAAGGAAAACTAAAATTTCTTGTTTTAAAAACAATTACTAATTTTTAAAACAAACACCAAAAAATGGGAGCAATAGCAGGATCACCAGCAGTAAGATACACGCCAAGTGCGACAAAAGTACCTACAGCAGCGAATTATTTAGATTTGACCGACTTGGATTATTTTGACCACCAATTGCCTGATATGGATAAAACCTTAAACAAGCGATATGGTAGCCAAATGATTGACGGTTTTTTCGAAAAAACAGGACGTAAAATTCCTTATGCAAGTGATGTTATCACTTGGACAGAAGAAGATAGATTAACTCAACTTGCCACAGGAGTAGCGCGTACAGCAGATGTATTTACATTAGCTGACCATACTTTTAGAGTAGGTGAAGTTATTCAAGCCTTCTTACCTGACGGAACAATTTCAAGAAAAGGTAGAATCTCCGCTACAACTTCAACTACTTTCACCGCATCTTGTGGTCAAGCAGCAGGATGGACAGCGTTAGGAGCTACAGGAATTTCAGTTTTTGCCGACAGTTCTGAATTCTTAAAAGGTTCAGCAGGTATGCAAGAATCATTGAATACAAAATACCAACAATACACAACTCGTGGTACTATCACAAAAGAGATGGTTAGCGAGAACCGTACAAATATGGCTCAAATTTCTTGGTTGAAAGCAACTGACAATACCACAGGAAATACATTAGGTTATATTTGGTATGACGTAAACAAAGACAATACCGAAAGACGTTTCAGAAACAAAGTAGAGTCTGCTCACTTTAATTCAGAGTCTTGGGCGGGTGATTTACTTGCCGCAGGATACAAGGGTCGTCAAGGTTTGCTTTCTGCAATGGGGGAAGGAAATATCTTCGCAGGAACAATCGCTGACTTCGCATCTGCCGAAAGTTTGATTGACCGTTTGGAAAAACAAGGACAATTGAGAGATAACATCATCTACGGAACAACCGCTTTCTGTTTTGCTATTGATAAGTTCTTAGCTTCTACCAACGTAACAACTGGTTCTGCTTACGGACAATTCAATAACGACAAGAATATGGTGCAACAATTATCTTTTCAAGGATATTGTTTAGGTGGATATGATTTCGCTTATTCTCCATTACAATACTTAAAAGAAACAACTGCTCAAGGAGCAATCACAGGGGTTTCTAAAGTAAATGGTTTCTTGATTCCTTCTGCTTCTCAATCTGTAGTAGACCCAATGGTCGGAACGCCATCTGTTAAACCAATGATTCACGTTAGAAATCGTCAATATGGCGCTACAAACCGTGATTACGAAATGGTTGTTAGAGACTGGAAAGAAGGAACAAGTTTGACTGATACCATCACTTGTGAATTCCAAAACGAATCGGCTACGGTTTTGATAGGAAGAAACAACACTGTGAAATTTCAGGGTTAAAGGATAGTTTTTAGATTAAAACCCACTCAAATCGAGTGGGTTTTTTTACGTCCAAAATTTAAACGACAACAAACGTTTGTAAATGAATAACATTTACCTTTGTTGTTCAATAAATAATCAATTAAATCAAAACAAAATGAGTACAGAAACAAAGTTACCGCACCATTTGTCTAAGCTATACAAGCAAATGGCAAATGAAGGATTAATCAACGACCAAAAAGAATATGTAGGGGAAATTCCGTTGGATGAATACCTAAAATCTTTTGAAACTGCTCCGGATGCAATCGAAGAAAAAGCACCAATTGTGGCGGAAGAAAAAGAGCCTACAATTCCACTATCACAAGTAAGCGAAATGCTTGACAAAATGGTAGCTGAAAAGCTAAAAGGAATCAGTTTTGCTCAACCACAGCAACCCCAATACCAACCGCCATTGGTAAAAGAAGAATACGACATCGAAGATTTGCCAGAATTTAAAAATTGGGAAGTTAGAGATAGGGAGTATGAATATTTGGACGGAAAACCAGTTTCGGCATCTATCCCATCAAAACATACTGATTTAGTGCCTTTACAGTACTTTAACAAAGTAAAAAACAAGGTGCATATTCTACGTTATGCTAGTAATCAGCCTTCATTTTTTCAGGAGAATCAAAGTAAAGAACCAGGTTCGGTAGTATTGGCGGAAATCTTGTTTAAGTTTGGGCGACTAAAAGTGCCTGCCAACGAAATCAACTTGCAGAAATTCTTGCATATTCACCCGTACAAAGATAAAATATTTACAGAGTACGATCCAAAAGCTAAATCAAGAGAGATTGTAGCGAAAGAGAAATTAAACTTGAAAGCATTGGGATTGGTATTTGGTGTAGGCGAAATAACAAATAGAGCCATTGCATCGGTAGAATGCCCTAATTACGTTGATTCTTGGAGTACAGAATTATTAGAGGAAGAAGTATTGGCTATTGCTAAAAAAGACCCTGCAAAATACATCGCATACACTGAAGACCCAACGATAAAAATCAAAGGAGTAGTCAAAGGAGCTATGGCAACAGGGGAATTGATTTACAGCACCTATCGTTGGATGAACAAAAACCGAGAAGTTATTCTTGAAGTAGCCAAAAATCACGATGAAATTGAAGAAATCGTGAAATACTTTGAGTCAGGAGTAGGGAGAACGTTTTATGAGTTCTTGTTGCATTCGAAATAAAATCTTAAAATAGCATTAAAACCACTCTTTTCAGGGTGGTTTTTTTGTAAAATAAACGACAACAAACATTTGCGAACGTTTATTTTTTATCTTTGTTGAAAATACTCGAAGTATGATTTCAATTAATAAGTGCCGAAATACCGTATTGTTATTGTTGGACAAAAACAACAGGGCGTTTATTTCTCCTATGGAGTTTGATGCTTTTTGTCATTTAGCTCAATTAGAGCTGTTTGAAAACCTATTTTTTCAGTATAACAAGTGGTTAAATAACCAACAAAGACACATAGCAAACAATGGATTTGCAGATATTCCAAAGAATATTCAGGAGCAAATTGATAACTTTTCAGAGTTTACTACGCCGTCGAATTTCACTTATAGCGCACCTAATGATGTTTGGACTTATGACGGAGCCGATTTGTACCGAACTAGTGGATTATCATTAGTGTTAACCGCTTCGGGTAAAAAAGCAAGTTGTGAAGAAGTGCCAAAAGGAGATATTTGGAATAACGCAATCAATTCTAAGTTAAATGCCCCAACTACTACCTATCCTATCTACACTAAAATAGGTTCAGGATATAGAGTTTTTCCAAAAGCACCTGCGGGATATTCAGTAGAGTTGCTTTATATCAGAACTCCTAAAGCCCCTAAATGGAGTTACATATTAGACGGAAACGGAAACCCTGTTTTTAGTGCGGGAGCGAGTGACAGACAAGATATAGAAATAGATGAAAGCCTTTTCTACCCACTTGTAATGAAAATAATGGCTTTCTGCGGACTTTCTATTCAACAAGATGAAGTAGTAGCCGCTGCTGCAAATTCAGAGGTAGTAACTGAACAAAAACAATCTTAATTATGGCTTCAATGAACCCCGAAGAATATTATTCCGACGAAGCGAATCACGGTTCATATTCGTACGTTTCATTGGAAGAAATGGTTATTAATTTCATTTCGAACTTTACGGGGGACGGAACGATTTTAAATAAAGTTCCTCGTTCAAAAATCTTATATCAATTCAAGCAAGGAATCAAGAAATTCTCTATGAACGCTTTGAGAGAGGTAAAAAAAGTAGAATTAGAACTTGGCGACACTAATGATATAACACTACCTCCTGACTATGTAAATTATGTCCGTTTTTCGTATGTGAATCCAGAAACAGGAGAATTGATGGTGCTATCGAGAAACGAAAGAATGGCAATGGCTACGGCTTATTTGCAAGACCATGATGCTGAAATCTTATTTGATGATGATGGATTTATATTAGAGGGTAATACTTATTATTCGGAATTAAATGACAGGGTAAATAGACGTGTTTTTGAGGGTGGTTGCGGTAGCGTTCATTCCAATTTTAGATTAGACCCTACACAAAATGCCAACGGTTATTTTAACATTGATACTAGAAGTGGTAAAGTACATTTTAGCTCCGATAATGCAAGTAGAGTGTTGATGGTTGAATACATTTCGGATGGATTGGAATACAGCAACGAAAGCGAAATTAAAGTAAGCAAACTTGCTGAACAAGCACTCTACAACTATGTGAACTACGAGTTAATGAAAACATTATTCAACGTTCCAATGTACGAGAAAAATGAAGCTAAAAAAATGTGGTTTGCCGAATATAAAAACGCAAAAATAGCAATGATGGACATTAAAATTTCCGACATAATGCTATTCCTTAATGCAAAAAGACAATGGATAAAGTAAAATTAATACGTGGAGATTTTCGATGGGAAAATAATATTCCTAACAGTAAAGTAATTTTCGTTCCTTCCGATAAAGGTAGGTTTTTAACTGGATATAACCCACCAATAAAGTAAGATGATAAAATTCCAAAATACATTTTTGAAGGGTATAATCAATAAGGATGCCGACCCTCGTTTTGTGAGTTCTGACGAACTTGTAGACGCTGAAAACTTCTTTGTTGCCACGGTAGAGGCTTCGAGTGGTGGGATTGGAAAAAATGCTTTGGGAAATGTTTTGAAAACTGCCTATGCCATTACGGGAGGAAAAACGATAGGACACGGAGTAAACTCTAGCGACAACAAAGTTTACAATTTTATAAAAGGCACGAATCACGATTATATTATAGAATATGATAGTGTGACTTTTGCGTCTGCTATTGTAGCGCAATCTGTAGCCACTACTGGTAGGTTAAATTTTATATCAGGAGAAAGAATAAGAAATGTAGATGTAATTGTAAGCGGTGAACCTTATGATACAGACACTAAACAAGGAGGTAATTTATTGGCTTTTTCGGGAGATAGCAACCCGCTAAGACTACTTAATATCGAAAGATTTAAAGCCAATCACATTGCTTTAGGTATAGATTGGTTTACAGATGAAGAAATAAGTGTAATGAAACCCGCGCCAATAGACGCTCCTACCCTTGTTTTGACAACAAGTGCAAGTGGAGGGGTAGAAGATTTTATAAACGATAAGTTTATTTGCTTTGCTTACAGATACAAATACAACGATAATTTATTTTCTGCTTTTTCCCCTTGGAGCGAAGTGGCGTTTTCGCCAGACTCGTTTAAAATGGACTATCAGACCTACGATAACAAAGGGATGCTTAATCTATTTAACGCTGTTGACGTGTCTTATAACACAGGAGTAAGAAGCGTTTTAGAAGTTCAATTATTAATGAGAGAGTCCAACTCGTCTACGGTTTATATTGTAGATAAGTTTAAAAAAACAGGCAACAGCATTACTCAAACCTTTCAGTTTGACAACAGTAAACTTTACTTGCCACTACCCGAAAGTCAATACACGAGGTCTTTTGACAACGTACCTCTACAGGCAGGGGCGCAAACAGTATTTGGAAATAGACTAGGTTATTCGGATTATTTGGAAGGTAGAAACATCACGGAAGACGTTGATTTTGATTTAGAAATAGTATCAGAAGATGTTTTTTCAGACGCACTAACGACTACAATTGAAAATCACGTTGATTCTAATTTGTACTCCAACTTAATTGATTTTGAATCGGGATTAGCAGGAGGTGGTAGTACTCCTGTAGATTACATGAATTTCACTACGAACGTCATTAGCTATACTTTATCTATAGGGAATAAGGCTAAGAATTCAATTACCATAACCCCAAGACAGTCATATAGCGATGTCGTTTATAAAGTGGTTGTTAGAGATGCGGGTGTGTTAGTCACAGAATGGACAGGATTAACAGGTACTCAAACACTTGCCTACGAAAGCACCGTTGACCGTAACTTAACCTATTTTGTCTATAGTGCAGATGGTTTAATTTATAACGCAACACTTACCTTTGGGATATGGGGAGGCGTTGTTTTTACCTCGAAAATTTCTGAATATGTTTATTCGGCGACAAGTCAACTATCTTATCCCAACTCTACGGGTGTATTATCTTCTTTAGAGGGGAATACCATTATAAAAAGAGATTGTATTACTGATTTATCAACTTTTGTTTTTTCGTCAGGAAAACAAATGCGATTTAATTTTACGCTGAAATCATCGTTAAATGAGGGCAATGTGATTGACATTACTTTTCCTTACACTCTTACTTCAAACTATACTAATCTAGCTGATTTTATAGCTAATTCCTCTTTTAAAGAACAAATAGAAGGTTCTTTTTCAACTTCCTTTAAGCCTTATATGAGTTACGAGGGCGAAGAAGTGCCATTATCATACGTTGGTTTTTTAGTTAGTATTCCTGCTACTGGATATTTAAAAATTAGGACTCCAAAAGTAGTTTATAACGTAACTGAACCTTCAGGCATAACAGAGCACAAAACAGATTTTCATATTGTTGACGAATATAGCACTACCGTAACCGCAGGAGATTCTTATGCTAGTTTGCATAGCAATCGGGATTTGGAAGTGTGTATGGTGTATTTAGATAACGAAGGAAGAGAAAGCACCGCTTTGATTTGCCCTACCAACACAGTTCATATTCCAGCAGAAAATAGTGCGTTGATAAATAAATTAAAAGTTTCTTTAAATCACAACCCTCCATCTTGGGCTAAATACTATCGTTTTGGAATAAAACAACCCAAAAAAGCCTACGATACGCTATATGGTAATTTAGTTTACAAGGACGGCTTGTTTCGATGGATAAACATTGTAGGCGAAAACAAAAACAAGGTAAACGAAGGCGATGAGTTGATTTTGAAGTCTGATTTTAGTGGGGTTATAGACCGTTTGGTTAAAGTAAAAGTTTTGGAAGCTGGGTATAAGGACGCAAACTTTATTGAAGGCAATAACTTAGCCGTCACTACCGAACTAAAAGAAAAATCAGGATATTACATAAAAGTAAAACAAGGGAATTTTGATATGAACGTTGAAAAAGATTCTAACAAAGAATTTTCAGCTTATGTAACAAGAAGATACCCTACTCGTGGCGATATAACAACAAGTCCAGAGTTTGGGGAGTATAATGCCGCATCTGTTTTTGAACCCTATGAAATCAACGGAGGTTCTGTGATTAATGTTTTTATTGAAGTAGAAGCCTATGGATCGATTGCTTTTAAACATACTTTTAATAGAGAGTTAACTGCAAGTGAAGATTACGATTCGGTTAAAGATTGGTTTGATGCGGAAGTAAGGATTCTTAGCGAATGGGCATCTTTTGCTGATACTATTCTGTTAACCGGATATAAAGGTATTTTTAGCGCCAATGGGGAAACTTTTACTGTAAGACCAAATAGAGACGGGACATCTTCAAGAGACATTCACACTAGAGTTAAATTTGATGTTTCTTTTTCTAGGGGGAACTTAATATTCGAAACCGACCCTATTTTAGAGCCTAACACGCCTTTTTTTAAAACCCCAGAAAAATACAGAGTAATAGATGGTGAACACGAATTTGAAGACCATATATTAACTAGGGCGTTTAATTGTTTCAGTTTCGGGAACGGCGTAGAAAGTAATAGAATTAGGGATGCTTTTAACGAAAATAGTTTTTCAATAGATTCAAGCCCTACGGCGGTTAGCGAAGTTGAATATAAGCAAATTAGACGCTTTGCCGACATTACCTATTCAGGTGTTTTTAATTCAAATTCTAATGTAAACAAGCTAAATGAGTTTAACTTATCACTAGCCAACTACAAAGAGGATATGGATAAGTCTTATGGTAAAATAGTTAAAATAAAAGGCACGGACAATAATCTTGAAGTACGTCAAGAGGATAAGTGTAGTACTGTTTTGTATGGTAAAGACTTACTATACAACGCTGATGGAAGTACGAATCTAACAAAGGTGGAGTATGTTTTAGGGGAACAGCAAATGACTCCTGGTGAATATGGAATTTCGTATCACGCTGAAAGTTTTGACGAATACGGAACAAACACTTATTTTACCGATACTAAAAGAGGGGTTGTGTTAAAGGACAACTTCAACAACGGATTGTTTGAGATTTCAAGTCAAGGAATGAACTCTTACTTTAAGAAATTATTTCGTGATAATATCATTAATAATATCATTGGGGAGTACGACCAACACCATGACGTTTATGTGTTGAATATCAAAATGAACAACAACGCCAATGATTATGTTACTTGGGTTTATAGCGATAAAGACAATGGATGGTTGGGTAGAATAACTTTCAATCCTGAAGATATGTGTAGGGTTAACGGAAAGTTTCTATCATTTTACAACGGGGAAATTTACGAACACAATCAACCTACAGGAAGAAACACTTTTTACGGAACAGAATATTTGAGCAAATTTGTATTTAATTTTTCACAAGCACCTAGCGAAAGAAAAATTTATAAAAATATTGAGATTGAAGGGTCTGATGCTTGGGATGTAAGCCTACTTACTGATTTAGATTCAGGGCAAATAGATAAAACCGACTTCGTTAATCAAGAAGGAGTAAAACGAGCCTATATAAGAACCTCTAACAGCGTTTTAGACAGTTCTAATCTTTCGGTTCAGGGTATTGGAAATTGCACACTATCGGGGCTTGTATTGACTTTTGCGTTCCGATTAGAAGATGAAATATCCATTGGAGATACAGTTTTGAATCAAGCTAATTTAGTTGTAGGGAAAATAGTTTCGAAAACCGCAAAAACTTTGACATTAGATGCCGTTGCAAATTTTGTTTCGGGGAATTACGTGATGATTTCAAAAGACCAACGTGCCGAATCGAGAGGGCTATTGGGCTATCATTTGCAAGTTTCAGCCCAATTAATGAAAAATACTAAAACGGAAGTATATGCGGTAAATACTAATACTACTAAAAGTTATGTGTAACTTAAACGACAGTAAGTGTTTGTAAGCGAATATTCAATACCTTTGTTTAAATTATTTTTATGGATAACGAAATTTCTAAAAGCGTAATTAGCCATAGCATAGACGAACTTGAAGCTGTAATGGTAGATAATTTTCCTCTTATGAGTTTTCCTGTAAAAGAGCATTTTACGGATGGGATTTACACGAGAGAGGTATTCTTACCTAAAGATTCATTTGTTACCTCGAAGATACACAAAACAAGGCATCAGTTCTTTATTATGAAAGGGAAATGCGCTATTTACGTAGATGGAATCGAACAAATAGTAGAAGCACCCTACATAGGAATAACCGAAGCGGGAACACAAAGAGTAGTTTATGTATTAGAAGATATGATATGGGCGACTATTCACGCCAATCCCGACAACGAAAACTCGGCACAAATCGAGGAAAGAATTATAGAAAAACACGACAATCCTTTATTGTCATTAGAAATAAAAGAAAGAGTAAGTAACCTTTTAAACGAAAAAAAATGAGTTATGTATCAATAGGTGTTGCTGGAGCATCTGCAATTTCAGGAGTTGTAGGAATGACAAGTGGCGGTAAAGCAAAGAAAAGAGCCGCTAGAGAAGCCGCTAACATAAAAGAAGTTCCATTGACCAATATAGCCGATGAATTAAAAGTTTCGACTTTGGGGGCGAAAACAAGACAACAAGGGCAGTCTGTACTTGAAGCTACCCAAGTAGCATCACTACAAGAAGGCGGAACAAGGGCTATTTTAGGAGGTGTCGGAGCAGTAGAGGCAGGAGGTCAAGCTGTAAACAGAGATATTGCCGCAAACCTTGACGAGCAACAAAAAGGAATAGACCAAATACGAGCCGAAGATAGCGTAAGGATTAGAATGACAAAAGAGCAACGAAACCAAGCGAAACTTGCCGCATTATCTAGCCAATACAACGCAGGAGCAACAGCACAACAACAAGGAATGGGGAATATTATTTCAGGAGCAGGAATGGCAGCGAGTGCTGTGGCAAGTTCTGATTATTATTCGGCAGATAAAAAAGCGGCAAGAGTAAAGGCAAGGGGTTAATAAAAAAATAAAAGCTATGGCTATAGGAGGAAGTGCAGGTTATTTAACCGTTAATCCCACAGAGGATTATGTAGGACAAGCGATAAGAGGCGTTGGAGAACAATTCCAACAAGTTCGTGCGGAAAAATACCAAAGAGAAAAGGACAAATTGATTGCCGAGCAAAACTTGCAAGAACAACGAAGACGTGATTTTAAAGATTCCGAAGAGTTTAGTGCGAAATATCCGTATGCTTCTTTGGGTGATAACGACAAGCAGTTTGTGATGGATTTAAAAAAAACATACGCAGATGCAAAACGTGATGTTGTTAATACAGGAAGCGAAAAAAGCCAAGCATTAGCTGATAAAGCATTGTCAAACCTAAACAGGCTTAACGAGAGTAAAAAAGCGATGAGTATCAAGGCAGAAGAAATGCTAAAAAACGAGAAGGATTACAACCCAACAAGTTTTAATAAAGTAAAAAATTTAGTTGCAAGAGTAAACAAGGATATAGTAACAAGACTTGATAACAATGGAAATGTAGTTAGCGACCTTGTAAAAAGAGATGTTAATGGGGTTGTTATTGGGGTTGAAAAAAAAGACATATCCGATGCTGAATTAAAACAAATGTTTGAGATTGAGCCGAAATTTGATGTTACAGGGGAAAAAGGACTTGTTTCTCAATACATAAAAAGCCTTAACAAGCCTGACGTAACTACCAAAACAGTAGGAAATAAAGATATTACCACTACAAAGTATCAAGGCTCGGAAGCGATGGCTAAAAAAATGGCGCAAGACGCTACAAATAATCATAGTGCGGTTTACGCAGCATTAGAAGATTTAGGATTAGACCCTGAAAACAAAGATTATTATACTGACGAAAAGGTCTTAAAAAAAGTTGCAGGATATTACGAAACCCTACTAAACGAAACTACCAAAGAATCTGTATCTGAAAAACTGAATTTAGATCAGGCTAATTATAACAATAAAGTAAAACAACAAAATATCGATAATGACATATCGACAAAAACGCTAAAAGTAGCGCAAGACAAAGCGAAACAAGACGGGGTTGCTACTGTAGAAACCACAACGAAAGAACTAACAAGCGAAGGTAAAAAATTTGTAGAGAGGTATAAAAAAGCAAATAAAGGAGCGATGCCTTTTGAGAATGAATACCCTCCAAACTCTTATGTTATTAAAAAAACATCTTCAAAAGTCAAAACAAGTAGCGGTAAAACGCAACAAGCACCAACAAAAGCCGAATTAAAAGCAAAAGCGGACGCATTACGAGCAAAATACGCACCAAAAAAATAAGAATTTACTATGGAAGATGAATTAGATGTAATCATACAAAATATGGTATCTGCGGGAGAATCTGAAGATAACATAGCATTAGTAATTAATAGTTATAGTTCAGAAAAAAAAAAGTCCATACCTACTGCAACGCCTCAAAAATTGGCTTCGGGAACTACTACTGGTTCTTCGGGTGGGAACGGATTTCCTAAAACTAACATAAACTCTCCTATTCCTGATTTTAATTCTATGAAATCGGTGAGGCCTGTCGTTTCTAAAAAACCGATTCAAAAACCTACTGTAAAAGAAGATGATTCTTTTTACGAATATCTAAAAGAAAATTTAGACAATGGAATAACAACCGTTTCTAAATCATTTTACGATGCCCCTGGATTATTGTACGATGCTGCCGCTTCAATCACTAATCCTATAATTAAAGGTATTACGGGCTATAAAGGGGAAGGTGCTTCGGCGGATAAACTAGCCAAAGATTTAGGATTTGTAAATATTCCATCTGAAATACTAAAAGAAAAATTAAAAGTTTCCAACGAAAAAATTAACGCTTATGCCGTTAAAAACGGTGGCGATGCGTTAAAAGCTGTTCAAGACGGAAATTATGTAAACGCAGCTAAATTAGTTGCGGGAACTACAATGCAATCTTTACCGATAATGGTAGCTGCTATGGCATCAGGAGGACAAACTTCTGCTTTGGTAGCGATTGGTGCGTCTACGGCATCTACTAAAAACGCACAACTTAAAGAAGAAAATCCTGAAATGGGTTTAGGGACAAGAGTTTTGAATTCTGCTAATGCGGGAATTATCGAGGCTGTTACCGGACATTTATTTACAGGAGCTTCGGGTGCTGTAATGAAACGAATAATTACTGACAAAGGAGTTGAAGCGGGGTCTAAAATTATTGGAAAATCGTTTAAATCAACCATTGAAAAATCCATAGAAAAAAACCCGCTTGTAGGTGCAGTTGGAGAAGTTATTGAGGAATCTGCCGTTGAGTTTGGAAACCAAGTAAACGATATGTCGTCGGGAATTCGAACTGAATTTGATTTTCACTCAATTAAAAACGCAGGGTTATCCGCTACAGGAATGGGCGGATTGCAAACATTAGGAGTTTACGGAGCAAAAGGATATGTAAAAGCAAAAACCTACGCAAAAGTAAAAGCTACAAATAAAGAAGTATTCAAATTAAGAAGCGAAATTGACAACGGTAATTTATCCGATGAAAACAAAGCTATTTTAAGTTTACGTGCTGATAGACTAGAAGCTGAAAACAAGAAATTGCTTGGTACAGAGATAGAAAAAGCAAAAGCACTACCTGCGGAAACTAAAACGGAATTAAATGCCTTAAATCAAGAATTTGAGGAATTAAAAACGAAGTTTGACGATATTGATGATGCTGATGATATTCCTGAAAATTTAAAACCCGCTATGAAGGAAGAAATTCGACTTCAAGCGAGTAAAAACCAAAAGCGAAAAACTGAAATATTAAGCCAAAACGATGGTCTTGAAGTAAACGATGATTTCTCTAAATTTAATGGTGTAGAGCCTGATTTTGATTTAGAAAACGGCAAGATTTCGTCATTACCACTAAAAGAACAAGACAGATTAAACGACCAAGCACTTCAAGAATTAACAGGTGGTGATATGACTGTTAATGTAACTAATGAGCAAGTATCTAAAAAAGCAAACGAAATATACGAAAATGAGCAAAACCCAACAACTCCTACTCCCGAAGCCCAACCACAAGCCGAAGTACAAAAACCGTCCGAAGCCGAGAAGGTAGAAACTCCTATTGTAAAAGATGTAGTGGTGTCTAAAAGTGAAAGCACTAATCCTTCATTTGAGGATATGATTGATTTCAACGTTGAGGGCGGAAAACTTGAGCTAGGTAAAATAAATGGGGCTAAGATTTATTCAGTATTACATTTAAAAGTAGATGAAGATAGAAGAAAACAAGGCATAGCTACTAAGTTATTACAAAGGGCGTTGGAAGAAACTAAAGGCGAATTATCAGGACAGGCATCTAATGATATGTCAGTTGGGCTAAATTACAAATTAGGTATGAGGGCTTTTGATGCTGATGGGAAAGAGTTATCATTAGAAGAAACTAAAAAAGTAAGAGCAGAAAAATCAGGTACTTCAATCAGAATGATATTGCCCGAAAACAAAAGAGGTAGTAATTATACACAATCCCTACCCACCCAAGAAGTATCTCCAGTAGAAGATGTAGTTGCTCCGAGTATTGAAAAACCTTTATCTTCGCAAGAAGAAAATGTTTCTATGCAGGATGACGATCAAAAGTTTACAAAAGAAAATGGGAATACTATTGTAGATGACAAAGGTGGTGCTATGACTGTTTTTCACGGAACAAATCAGGTATTTGATACTTTTGACAAAGAAAAACAAGGAAGTAATACAGGATGGGCAAATACTGAATTTGGTTTTTTCTTTATAGGGGACGAAAATTTAGCAAAAGATTTTGCTTTGGAAAATGGAGGAGGAGAAAATATAATATCCGCTAATATATCTATTAAAAACCCAGTAGATTTAACAACACAAGGTGTTTTTACTAATAAAAAACAAGCCCCTTCATTAGTTGAGATACTAACAGGAGACATAATGTCCGAAGATGACGCATTAGAGTTTTTAAACGAAGAAATTGATTTGGGTAATTATTCTGAATTTAAAGAGGGAATAGAAACACAAAGCGGAAAAGATGTTTTTATTAAAAATGGATTTGACGGAGTGATTTCTGATTTCGGCGACAATAATAAAGAATATGTTGTTTTCGAACCGGAGCAAGTTAAAATTTTAAGCCAAACCGCAAAGAAAAATGAAGCAACACCGGAAACAAATACTCCTACTAATGGAAACGTTCAACTTGGAGCTTCAAATGTGGGAGAAAGTGGAAACGACAAGCCAAAAAGTAATTCAAAAAGTAGTGTACCGAGTTCCGTTGACGGTGGAGAAGTTAAGGGAGATGCTGAAGTAGACTTAAACCTTGATGATGTTTCTAATTTCTTGAACGAGCAGTTTGGGGCGAAAAAACCAGTTGAAGTTAAGGAAACTCCAAAACCTAAAAAAGAAGTTACGCCTAAGCAAGATGAAGCAGAACAAGCTAAAGGGTTTGTTTCTATGGCGGTAAGTAATCTTACAACATCACTAAAAAACTTTCAGGGTCGTGCAAAGGAATATAGCGAACAAACCTATAACCGTATCGTAAACGAAGCGAAAGAGGGTAAATTAAACATTTCATCTATTCCTCCTATTCAAATTTGGAAAAGTCCAGATACAGGAAAATTTGTTATCTTAGCAGGACATAGTAGAACAAAAGCATTTTCAGATTTAGCGGATGGCAAAGCTGAATTTTCAGATAAATACAAAAAATCGGATTTTACCAATGTAAACGCTCAAATTGTAGAGGCAGAAACATTAGAAGAAGCTCAAAAAATAGCAAAAGAAAGTAATCAAGGTGCTGTACAGACAATAGTTGATAACGCTAAATATGTTAAGGAAAGTTTGTTGCCTACTTTTCAAAATTTTAATCAAGCAAAAACAAAATTAAGTGCTTTATACGGGAAGTCTTGGGTTAAAATTTTTGCGCTTGCAAATCTAAACCCAAAAGGCAAGGCAATGCAAATGTTAAACCAATTTCAAGATGCCTTAGAAAGCAAATCTTATAGAGATGCAGAAAGTATCGCGGAATGGACGGGTAAAGCAAGAGCAGATTTTGATAAACTTACTAATGCTCACGAAAACGAAATATTTGAACATTTATTAAAAAACGATAAGATAAAAAGCTATTCTGAACTTAGCATTTTATTAAACAATAGAATTAACGGATTAGTAGAATTCAACGAAAATGAACCTTTAAATTTTGAGCAAAAAGTAGGTCGTGGTTCAAATGAAGCTATTATTGAAAAAGAAGTTCAAGAGTTAAGAAATCGTGATACTCAAATCAAGAAAAAAATTAAAAGTTTACAAGATTTTGGTAAAAACATCAACGAAACTCAAAGAAAAGAAATTAAAGATTTAACTGCCGAATCTATCAAGATAAACACAGTTGATATTCCTAATGCGCAAAAGAAACAAAAACAGGCTAGAGTGGCTGATGCCGAACAATTCGACATATTTTCACAAATTAACGAACAAATAGATAATGGAAACATCACTCCCGAAAAAATCGATGAATTTGTCAACGACGACAGAAAAGCAGCAGAAATTGAGCCTATTGTTGAGGCTATTGAACGTAAAGGAAAAAGCGACAGAAAAGATGAACTCAAGCAAGTTGTCATTGATGTCGAAAATCAAATTGAACGAAAACCAGCCGATAGAGGAAATGATAGAGGACTTCAAAAGTATTCAGGAAAACCTTTAGGACAGCAAGAAAATAAAAGACCTGGTATTGTAGTTCAAGCAGAATCTAAAATGCCGACTACAAAAGACTTTCTATCTGAAAATTATGAAATTGACGAAGTTCAAAAGCAAGGAGTAAACTCGGCGCTGTCTTTGTTTGAATCAGGAGGCAAGTCATTTTTATTAGCTGATGGAACAGGCGTTGGAAAAACAAGACAAATACTTGTTATCGCTAAAGAATATCTTAACAAGTTTGGAGGTAAGGTTTTAATAATAAGTGAAAATACAACCATACTAGAAAAGAATTTTGCTAATGATGCAAAGGCTCTTGGAATAGATATGAATGATTTTGAGTACGGAACTTACAATGATTTACGTACAGAAAAAAAAGGAAAGGGCAGTTATGGTTTAGTTATTTACGATGAAGCTCATAATTTAAAAAACCAAGAATCAGGCAAGGCTATTGCGGCAGGAAACATAAAGTCAACAAACAATATGTATGTTACAGCAACTCCTATGGACACGATAGGTAGTGCGGTATATTTTATATCAGAAGTTTCAGGCGTAACCGAAGAACAAGCGTATAATATGCTTGGTTTAAACGTTAAAAAACAAAAAGACGCAATAACAGGTCAGGAAGTAAAAATAGTAACACTGCAAGAAGGTGTTGCTCCTGCTGACATAAAAAGAAATATTGTCAAAATTCGTGAAGAAATAATATCTAAAGGAGCAATGCTTCGTAGAGAATATCCTTTTTACGGCGAATTTGTAGAAGATAAAATCTCACTTACTGAAGAGCAAGCAAACGAGCAAGATGAAATCGAAAGCAGTTGGGACGATAGAATTGAGTATGAAAGCGTTTCAGATGATGGAAGGGTTAATTTTAGAAAAAAAATGAACCTTTCTGGACAAAAATCAGGAGAATTAAGCAGATGGAGTGAGTCAACTAAAATAAAATACACTTTTGCACAAGTAGTAAAAGAAATAAAAGCAGGAAAAAAAGTAGTTGTAATTGCAGAAGGTGTTAATGAAACTACAATTACAGCTATTGATAAAGTAGTTCCTGGATTTCTTTCTGAACTATCAAAAATGTTAAAAAAAGAAGGCTTTAAAGTAGCCGAAATATTTGGCAAATCAGATAAAGGAGAGGCAAATGATTTGTTTCAAGCTAATGCAGTTGATGTCGTATTAGGAACTGCAAAATCCGCTTCAACAGGAATTGATTTAGATGACCAAAACGGTGATTCTCCGAGAGTTTTATTTATGGTTACTCCTAACTATTCAGGAAATGTTTTTCAACAAATATTAGGGCGTGTTTCACGTAGAAATACAAAATCTCCTGCGCAAATTCGATTATTGTTTAATGAAAGTAATATTGACGCAAGAAGAAAGCAAATTGTAAACGGTAAACTTCAAACGCTAAAAGCTATACAGGAAGGTGTTATTGATGATGAAATAGAAATTGACATACAAGAAGCCCCAATACCAAGTGCTGATGTAAAAATAAATTTAGAAGGTATTACACTAGAGGATATATCTGCAAAAGCATTTGTGGTAAAAGGAGATACCAAGCCTATAAAAGACAATATTAAAGCTATTGGAGGTAGATACAACCCTAAATATGGGTGGATGTTTCCGATAAGCAGAAAAGCGGAAGTTCAGGAAATGTTGAATAAACTTAATGATGTAAACAATCCTATAGTTTCAGAAAGCCAACAACCAAAAGAAAAATCTATTTTAAATTCTGATAAAGATTTACTTGGTAATGAAAAGGAAGACGCAATGACTCCTTTAACTTATGAAGAAAATCCTGATTTTAATGCAGATGATGTTGTTTATATTAAATCTGACAGAGGTGTTGATAAATTTGGAAAGAGAAACCAATACAGCGTTAGAGGTAAGGACGAAAATGGCAAATATGTATTATGGGGTAAAGCCAATGGGTCAAACTTAAATGTTGATTTTAACGAAATAGAAAAAGGAATAAATCAAAAAAAATACCCATTAGCTGGTAGTTTAGACGCTATTGATTATGCTATGGGCGAAAAACTATATAGCGAGTGGGTAAAAGAAGGTAGAATGTCTGCTAGTGACGCTAAAGTAATAATAGAGAGTGCTGGATTTAACGTTCCTTCAGATATTGAAAAACTTGCTACAAAACAAAAAGCCAACGCCGAAGTAGATAGAATTGCTCAAAAGATAAAAGACATATTACCTGGAATAAACGACCCTGATTTAAAAAAGCAAGGAATCTCTCAAGACCAATTAATAGATTTAATTGCAAGTGCTGTTAAGAATTTAGTTTCGGCAGGAATCGACGTAAACGATGCAATAAAACAAGTTGTAGAATCTATAAAAGCGAAGTTTGGAGATATTGATATCGACCCAAAAGCAGTTGAGGAAAGGATTAATCCGAAGAAAGAAGCCGAGAATAATTTTAAATCAAAATCAGGAAAGAAATCTTTATTGGGTAGATTGATTGAAGGTGGGAATCCCGATGTAATCACGAAAGCCGTAAAAGAACTTGGCGAAAACTATGATGTAAGAAACCAACAAGAAGCGAATGATGAAGCAATGGCTTTTATCGATAAAGTTGGGGTTTCGGAAGCATTGAAAGCAATCAAAGATGGCTTAATCACAAACTCCGATGTGAAGATGCTTATTTACGATGAAGCATTAACACGTTTGAAAACCGAGATTTCAGATGAAATTGACAACAATCCCGAAGATAGAGAAGCGTTAATCAAAAAGTTCCAAGAAGTTTCTGATGATTTTGACAATGCTGTTCGTGATGCAGGTCAAGGAATTGCTATCTTGAATTATATTTACAATAAAAACCAAACGCTAAAATACAATCTTAAAAAACAAATTGCTGATTGGAAACGAAATGATC